AAATATTATGGTATCGAAATACAGCAACAATGGATTTAACTCAAAAATAATTAAACGGTGATATGGCAGAGTCTGTTATAAACTTCCCGTCGCAAGCGGTAAGCGATTTAGAAAAAATGTCTCAAGACTATGGTCTGAGAGTTGCTAAGGCTATTCAGTCAGAATGGTTCAATGGCATTAACAATAGATACCATGATAACAATAATAATTTTCACAAATTAAGATTATATGCTAGAGGTGAGCAACCTATAGAGAAGTATAAGAACGAACTTTCAATAAACGGTGACCTTAGCTACTTAAACCTAGACTGGAAGCCCGTACCTATTATATCTAAATTTGTAGATATAGTGGTTAACGGTATGTCTCAAAGGTCTTATGAAATAAATGCTTTCTCTCAAGACAGTCATGGTGTGAGCAAAAGAACTGAGTACATGGAGTCTATGCTTAGAGATATGAGATCTGCCGAGTATAACGACACTGTAAAATCTCAGATGGGTATAGACCTTTACGAGAACAAGAAGGAAACATTACCTGACACAGAAGAAGAGTTAGCATTACATATGCAGCTTAGCTACAAGCAGTCTGTGGAAATAGCAGAAGAGCAAGCTATAAACACTTTACTAGAAGGCTGTAACTACGATCTTATAAAGCGTAGAGCTATATATGATTTAGTAACTATAGGTATAGGTGCTACTAAGACTACGTTTAACTACGGTGACGGGGCTAAAGTAGAGTACGTAGATCCTTGTAACCTAATATACTCTCACACTGACTCACCTTACTTTGATGATATATACTACGTAGGTGAAGTTAAGCAGATACCAATAAATGAGTTAGTTAAAGAGTTTCCTAACTTAACTGAGTCTGAAATAGAAGAGATAGTTGAAGGACCTAGAGATATAACAAACAATAGAACTGATTACGATAGAAACAAAGTTGACGTACTTTACTTTAATTACAAGACGCACGCTAACAATGTTTACAAGTTAAAGAAAACTGGAACAGGTGCTGATAAGGTTATACCTAAAGACGACACGTTTAACCCACCGTCTGATATGGATGGTGAGTTCAGTAGATTAGATAGAGTGGTCGAGTGCTTATACGAAGGTGTATATGTTTTAGGTTCTAACAAATTATTAAAGTGGGAGATGGCTAGCAATATGATGCGGTCTAAGTCCGACTTTGGTAAAGTTAAAATGAATTACAACATCGTAGCTCCTAGAGTTTACGACGGTAGAATACAATCACTAGTCAATAGAATAACTGGGTTTGCTGATATGATTCAGCTGACTCACTTAAAGCTACAGCAAGTACTAAACAGAATGGTACCTGATGGTGTTTACTTAGACGCTGATGGTTTAGCTGAAGTAGATCTTGGTAATGGAACTAACTACAATCCACAAGAAGCTTTAAACATGTTCTTCCAAACAGGTTCTGTTATAGGTAGGTCATTTACTTCTGAAGGTGATATGAACCCAGGTAAAGTGCCTATTCAGCAAATACAAAGCGGTAGTGGTGGTAACAAGATACAGAGCTTAATAACTACGTACAACTACTACATGCAAATGATTAGAGACGTCACTGGTTTAAATGAAGCTAGAGATGGTTCCACTCCAGATAAAAACGCTCTGGTTGGTATACAGAAAATGGCTGCAGCAAACTCTAATACAGCTACAAGACATATACTACAGTCTATGATGTACCTAACTTCTGAAGTGGCTGAGTCACTTTCACTAAGAGTTTCTGACATCGTAGAGTATTCACCTACTAAGGAAGCTTTCATTAGAGCTATAGGTTCTCACAACGTAGCTACGCTTGAAGAGATTAAAGACCTTCACTTGTATGACTTTGGTATATTTATAGAACTAATGCCAGATGATGAAGAACGTCAGATGTTAGAAAACAATATACAAGTTGCGTTAGGCCAAGGGTTAATAGAACTAGACGATGCTATAGATCTTAGAGATGTTAGAAACATAAAGTTAGCTAATCAACTACTAAAGGTTAAGCGTAAGAAGAAAGCTGAGAGAGACCAGCAAATGCAACAGCAAAACATACAAGCTCAATCACAGGCTAACCAACAAGCACAGGCAGCGGCAGCTCAAGCAGAGGTTCAAAAGAACCAAGCTAAGACTCAGTCTGAAGCGCAGCTAGAACAGACTAAGAACGAGCTTAAGATGCAGTACTTAGAAAGAGAAGCTGAAGTTAAGAAAGAGCTAATGAGGTTAGAGTACGAGTTGAGCATGGGTCTTAAAGGAGCTGAAGATGATAGAAAGGATGTAAGAGAAGATAAAAAACTAGAAACACAAAAACAAATAAAGCAAGGTGAAACCGTTAAAAAGTTTGAATCGTCAGGTAATGATGTATTAACAGGTGGAGCTGGTATGAGTAAATTTGGAATGTAATACCTTTCACTAATTATTTTATAAAATTATATTATGGATAACGTAACAAAAGTAAACCTAGGTTCTAGTAATAACGAAGAGCCAGAAGTCTACAAAGTAGACTTAACTAAACCACCAGTGAGTGAAACTGAAGAAGCAACAACTAACCCAACAGGAGTGGTGGGAGGCGATGAAAATGCCGGACCCACAGAAGAACAAGAAGAAGTACAGCCGCAAGCAGAAGTACAAGAAGCAGAAGCACCAGTACTAGAGGAAGTAGTTGATCAAGTTGTAGAAGAGAAAGTAGAAGCTGTAACCGAAGCTGTCGAAGAAGTTATTGCAGAAGCTAAAGAAGCTGGTAAAGCATTACCTGAGGGCATACAAAAGCTAGTTGACTTCATGGCTGATACTGGAGGTGATATAAACGACTACGTTAGATTAAACACTGACGTTAGCAAGTTAGATCCAACAGATGCTCTAGACGAATACTACAAGCAGTCTAAACCACATTTATCTGTAGAAGAAAGAAGCTTTCTGTTAGAAGAAAAGTTTGGGTTTGACGAAGATGTAGATTCAGATAGAGACATTAAGAGAAAGAAGATAGCTCTAAAAGAAGAGGTAGCGAACGCTAGGAAGCATTTAGAGAAACAAAAAGACAAGTACTATAATGAGATCAAGGCTGGAAGCAACCTATCAACGGAGCAGCAAGAGGCTATAGATTTTTTCAATAGATACAATAAAGATTCTGCAGTACAAAAAGAAACTACAGAAGCTACAACAAAAGCATTCAGACAACGTACAGATACTGTATTCGGAGAAGAGTTCAAAGGTTTTGATTTCAATGTCGGAGACAAAAAGTTTAGGTACAATGTTAAGAATAAAACCGAGGTCAAAGAAACTCAAAGCGACTTAAGTAATTTTGTCAACAAGTTTGTTGGTGAAGATAATACTATACAGGACGCAGCGGGTTATCACAAATCCTTATTTGCAGCTATGAACGCTGATGCTTTAGCTCAACATTTTTATGAGCAAGGAAAAGCAGATGCAATCAAAGGAGCTGTAGCTCAAGGTAAGAACGTTAACACTGAAGCTAGACAAACTCACGGCGAGGCGCAAGTGGGTGGAGTTAAGTACAAAGTTCTGGGTGATTCATCGAGTGACTTCAAACTTAGAATTAAAAACAAACGCTAATTTAAATTAAGAAAACATGGCAATTAATCAAAACGCCCCAGTAGGTACTCCTGCTCCGGGCAAGCAAGCGTTAGCTAGCAATTATTTAGATTTTACAGGTACTACTGATGCTACCTGGGCACAACAGTACTTACCAGACCTTATGGAGAAAGAGGCTGAAGTATTTGGTAACCGAACGGTATCTGGATTTTTAGAGCAAGTTGGAGCTGAGGAAGCTTCCGCTTCTGATCAAGTAGTTTGGTCTGAGCAAGGTCGTTTACACTTATCTTACGCAGGTACTTTAGCTGGTGCTGCTTCTGGTACTGGTGTAGCCAATGGTATAGTAGCTTTACCTGCCGGGCATGGTCTTAGAGTGGGTGATACAGTTGTAGTATCTCACGCTGTTAACAATAAAACTGCTGCATGTGTAGTTTCTGCTATTGAGACTCAAGTAGCTGGTACTTCTGCCGTAGGTGGAGCTATTACTTTATCTGCTAACAATGTGCACTTAGTTCCCTTTGTAGGTACTTCAGCTTACGTAGCTTTAGGTGTAACTGGCACTGATGGTGATGGTGATGCTGTAACTTTATTCGTTTATGGTTCCGCTGCTGCTAAAGGCTCTGTTGGTAGAGCTGAAGCTGTTGAACCTGAGTTTAAGTCTTACGGAAACAATATGGCTATCTTGAAAGATAAGTACGAAGTTTCTGGTTCTGACGCATCTCAAATTGGTTGGGTTGAAGTTTCAGGTGAAGAAGGTCAATCAGGTTACATGTGGTACTTAAAGGCTGCAGGTGACACTAAAGTTCGTTTTGCTGATTACTGCGAAATGACTATGATCGAATCTGAGGTTTCTACTAACGCTGAGCTTATCGCTGGTAAATTAGGTGGTACTCAAGGTTTGTTTGCTGCTGTTAGAGAAAGAGGTATTATTGCTGATGGTTTCGCAGCTTCGAACACATTAGACGATTTTGACCTTATTCTTAAAGAATTTGACAAGCAAGGTGCTATTGAAGAGAACATGATGTTCTTGAATAGAGATCAGTCTTTACAGATCGATGATATGTTGGGTGGTCAAATAAACACAGCTGCAGGTAATTCTTAC